ATAAATAAAAGTCCAAGAAGTATAATCGGCAAAACGAAATGTCTGAAATAGCAAAACGAAATGTCCAAAAAATTTTGACATGACAAAGATAAGAAAAGCAGTCTGATTGACTGCTTTTTTATTGTGGTTTTAAAACCTATTTAAAGAATGTTTAAATCACACATTCAGTTCAAAAGACACTTTCTCGCCCTTTAACAGCCTTTTGGTGCTGTTTATGTTATTCTCATAGATATGTACATTACCAAGCGTCAGAGTGATGGATTTCAAAGGCAAATCAATCTGTCTGCTGATTAAATACAAGTGGTAAAGGTCAGCAGGAAGCCCTAATGAGGCATCGCTGGAACGCTGATAAGCTGATATTACCAGCTTTCCATTATCTATTTGAAACTGAATCAATGATAAACAGGGCTGTTGGTTGGTCTCTGTATCGTTTCTACCCAAAAACAGCACATAGTTCTTGCTGTTGCGCTTTTCTTTATTGATTTTTGCAATGAGAGACGGCAGCTGCTCAAAGTAAGTTGGATAAGAATTTACCAGCATAGGTCCGCAGTAATCCCACCAGCTGATACCTGCTTCTCTGTATTTCTCTGTTAATCTTTCCCCACTCTGGAAGAGTTGAAGCTCTGTTTTTAGTTTATTCCTGGCAATCTGATGACCTTCAAAAATCTCCAACAAATCTGATGGATAGAGTTTTAACTGCTCATCTAAAAGATATTTGATGTTTCCTTTCTTGTTATTCTGAACTTTGCCCTTTTTTAGAATTTTCTCTAAAATTTGATAATATTTGTTTTTCATAGTTATTGGTTTTAATGGTTATTAGTTCTTATATTTGCAACTCTCAGGGTAAACAACAAGCACGAAGTACAGAAGACTTTTTGTCCTCCGTAGCTTCGTGCTTGTTGTTTTTAAAATACCCTGAGAAAGTTTTTAAAAAGCGGAGGACATTTTTTTAATCCCTATCCTCCAAAGGATTTTTATTTTTCTTGTTTCTGTCTTTCTTTTTTGAGATGGTCTGCTATTTCTCTCATCACATCTTCTCTATTCTGCATCAGTTCCAGCATCTTTCTGAAACTCTCATCAGTTCGTCTTCGGGCTTTATCTTCGGCTTTTTCTCTTACTGATTTTGCTTCGGTAAATACAAGTCCAAGCGCTACAAATATGCTCACAAACGGCACACTCCCGAGTGGATGTGGAAAGAAATAGGGCGTTACCACATCAAAGATGTCAAACAGGAAAGCAAAACCCATCAAAGCAAAATAATAAGTTGCTTTGTTAATGGTTCTTCTGAACCCCTCTGAACTAGTTGCTTCTCCTAATTCTTTGGCTTTTTTTACGCCAAAATAAAGGTCAATGAGCATTGCTACAATAACCACAATCCAAGTAAAACACACCACAAATAAAGTGGTTATAAGTGTTTTATAATCTCCTTCTAAGTAATCTATTATCATAATTTTTCGTTTTAATTCTATTTCAATAAAGCTTTTAAATACATTTTTGTAGGAGTTTTTCCCCCTATAATAGACGCTTTAAAAGCAATTCCTTTTTTTCCGCTGGATAATCTCGCCACTTTAAGACCATCAACTCTCTTTGTAGAACCATCTGTAAAAACAAAATAAAATTCTAAGATATTAACCACAAAGTCGATGTAAGGAATGTTATACATTGCCCTGTCATTATCTCCATTTTCTTCAGCGATAATTCCTAAATCATTAGTCCATGGAAATACCTGGTCTATCATATTAGGAGAAGCACCGAGGTTATACTCGGATATGTGAGGCGTCCAGTCTGTGGCTTTACTTCCTAATTCTATCTTGTAGTTTCTCACATCAATAGCTACACCCGCTATATCACAGCTGAAATTACTGTATTCATTTTCATTCGTAAAACTCTCACGCTTGAGCCTTACCCACTTATCAGGAGGCACACTCTGCCCCCATATGGTCACATTCTCACTATTTGAGTGGCGGAAATCCATACTCATAGAGTGTTTTCCCAAATTACTTCCTGCGAGAAACATCCCATATGTAGACACTACTTTGTCCTCGTCTGGTGTATAGCGAACGAAATACCCAGTATTATCGCTCATTGTCATAGGGGTGCCTGTTCCATTTTTGCCTCCTTCACCAGGTGTGTTTGGAGAAAATATAGGGAGGGCTGTATTTTTAAGTAAATTTGCCCCACCAACAATAATATTGTTGATTTTCTCATCTGTCTGAGATTTGGTATAGGCATCTATTGTAGCGCCTCCACCGCCCGAACCTGCCACAACTCCAAACTCCACCATTCTTCCTACCACATATTCAGCAATCAGTTTGTGTCCCTTCTTGTTAGGATGCAGTCCATCATTCATGTATATAGAGTGATTGTAGCCTGTAATTCCAATCTCCCTCATGTCTATACACCTTATACCATAGAGCTTTGCTAACTCTATTACTCTTTCTGCAAAAGCATCAGAACTTGGGTTTAAATCACCTGTGTTATCTTTATTAAAAGCCTTAAGCGGAGTCATCAGCACTATCTGAGACTTTTGATAATGATTAAGCATGCTTTCCAGCGCTAATTGATACGCTCCTGTAAATTCATTAAGGTTTGGATTACTCGCATCAGTAATATCTCCAAGAGTTCCTTTAGGCTTTATTGTCCCTAAATTGCGGTTAAGCCTCTGGTCATTGGCTCCCATGAATACAAAAATGTAATCACTGTCTTGCGCTACTGATTTACTTCGCCTAAATGCAAAGGCATCATAGGTTGAACCTTGTACCGTTGACCCTGCTACACCATCCAATGTACCTAACACTCCGCCTGTCAGCTTGATAACCAGTCCAGACCATACATCATCATAGGTGTAGCCTGTTGCTGCGCTATATTCAGGCGTCCCATCTCCGAATGATGTAATAGAATCTCCGATAAATGATAATTTTTTACCCGCAAGTTTATTTTTTGGACTTGGAGCAGGGACAGGGGTAATTCTTGTGCTTCCGCCTAATGCTGAGATAGGCACCGTATGAACCGAGCCGTCTTGTTTCATCACAAGAGCTTTAGTTCCAGCAGTGTCGCTAAGTTCTGTTGCATATACAGGGTTTAATCTCAGTAATCCATTAAGGTAAAACACGCCTTTCTTATCATAGGTAGGTCCTGTATAGTTTCCACTTGCTCCTCCCTGTAATGCTATAGCTTTGCCCTTTTTATCTGTTACTAAAGCTTTGGCTTCCGTATCACTTACTTGCAGGACATATAGCGTATTGGGTTGATTACCTATACTTCCTAGGGTAGGTGCAGCACCATTCTTTTTTATCGTTTTTAGCTTAAAAATTTGTTTTTCTGCCATGATGTTAGTTCTTTTTTTATTCAAAATCATCGCCAGAGGCGGTATCTTCACTTAACAACTCTTTCCAAGCCGATTTTTGTTCATCAGTTAATCCCGATGCATCTGCGTTAGCTTTATTGGCTAATTGGTCAGCATCTGCCTTGCTGGAAAGCGTAGTGTTAAGGTCTTGGATTTTGTTCTGTGATATCATTTCATCCTTATGCAGGTATGAATCCATCCAGCTCCAAAACTGCTCTTGTGTAGGCTTAGAGCCTGTTTTAAACCACTGTTTTATTGTATTTATCGCTGTTTGTGCCATAATCTTAAATTTTAATCAAACCCTATAAACTCGATGAACTTAATAATACGGTACGGAGGCATATTGTTATGAGGCTGATTTCCTCCTGCTTCACTTGAAGGGGCAATATTGGGTTCCTCTGATGTTCCTGATAGCATGTAATCATCCTTTCCATTATCTTGGTTAATTCTTGCAGTGTAAGGCCCATTAGCATAATTACGCTGTGATCCATTTCCATGATTATTACTTATGGTGTGGTGCCTGTGAGCAGGGAGTTCTTGAACCTTCAACTGATGCTCTTTTTCTCCATCATTTTTAAGCAATTCGCTAAAATCATCATCGTCTGGATTCCAGCCCAGAGGCATTCTTCCCCGTAGGTCGGTGCACTCTTTCCAACCCTCTGGTATAGGCTCGCTGGCTGGTTTCCCCCAAATGGCAATTAAGCCAATTGGTACAGGGCTTTTCTTGTTTTCCAGTGCTTTAATTCTTTTCTCAAAATCGGCGTTTTTTTTGGTGTTTTCAATGAGATTTTCCACCCGCTTAAAGTCTTCCCATTTAAAGGTTTTCTCTGGTGTAGAACTTCCGAACCCTGCGTATCTTTTGTAGATGACTGGCTTTGTTGCCCCGTCTTCAAATACTCTGCTTTCAGTTTCTTCCTTGATAACCACACTTGTTGAGATACTTCCGCCTTTGAACTCTAAAAGTTCGCCGTTAATGTATACCGCACCATCGCTCACTGTATTTCCTGTAATGACACAGCCCGAAATGATGACCAGTTCTCCCGCGAGGCTTCCCAAGTGGTTAAACAGTGTGTAAGCCGTCTGCACCGCATCCAATATGTTAGTAGACATTGGGAATCCTCCTGTCTGATTGAAATTTAATTTATTCATACTGCTATAATGTCTGTTTTCATTTTAATAAGTTTCTATCTTGTATCTTTTTGAAGCCAACTTGTAAAAGTCAATGATGTAGCGCATTTCGTAATCATTATACTGCAGTCCCACAGGAATCAGTACGATAAAATCTACTCCCGTATCGCCATAGTCTGCATCATCCCGAAGGTACATTACCCCTAAATACTTAGGCTTTTTCTCGCCATCTGTGTAGATGTACTGCCTCTTGTATCGATTTCCCTCTGCTATTTTTATCCGCCTTTGACTGATGTCAAACTTATCGTTGAGTGCCGCACGGAGGTAGCACACCTGCCCATTGTGGGCAATGTTGTAGAGGTTAGCATTTCGGTTTACATTGAAATCATCGGCTATCTTTATCAAAGGATAATGAAGTGCACGAAGCCATGCCGAGAGTTTTTCCTTGCGGAGGAAAGTAGGAGTAAGTAAGCTCGTGAGCTTTGGAATATCTAAATTAAACCACATACTCAATGTTGTTAAAGTTTTCAATTTTGAAATATCCCGAAACAGGGATTTTCTTAACCTCTATGGTCTCGTAACCTCCGTAATCATTCACTCCTGCATCTATCCATTTACTTTCAGCGAGGATAATGTGCGGAATCCTCACGCCCTCTACCTGCTGGAGAGCATCCACCAAGTGTGCAAGGACTAATTCTCCGTCAAATGGTAAATTCTTCAAATACTCCTTAATCGCATCTTCTACAGGCTTTTTACCTGTGACAATACTCTGCCCATTCTCATCAAGAACGAGAGGGTCTCGGTAGATTTTCATTTGTAATTTGAGAACATCAGGCAGATAATTGATAACCGTAATTCTTACCCCTGCATCCTTGATTTCGTTCATGTAAGCATCAAAAGATGCTTTTTGTCCAACACTTATCGGCTGAAGTTCTCCGCCCTGTTCAGTGGCAATCTTGACAATGAGACGGCTCTCTGTATCCGCTTCGGTTACTGCTGAAAATTTGACAATCTTAGAAGCCGAAATCTGGTCTTCGGTAAATCCTTGATTATTGAATTTATCGGTATCTGGAATTAAATCAAAACCATACTGAAAGGCTAACGCCTTATTGCGGTACCATCTTGCCGTGTGGGGTTTTAGTTGAGTTAAGGCATCTAAAACCTCCGCCTTGTGCTGGTCAAATATTAGCTCCAAAGTATAAATCACAAACGCTGTGATGTACGCCCAAAGCCTCCATATCGCCACCTTACTGGTGGATGTCAGCCCTGCAAGAGCAGGTTCAGACTCTTTGGCTTTAATTATCTCGTTGTTGATTTGTTCTATTGTTCGCGCCATTTTCTAACTTACTTTAAAATCTGTTTGAATAACCCAATATCCGATACCCTCTAATCTTTCCTCCTCTGGCAGCATTATTACTGCTGTGGCAGGTTGAAGCCTTTTTGCGCTGTAATAATTCAGCACATCGCTGTCTTTATTCACGCTGTCTGGGAGTTTAATTTCAGTCCCTGCGGGTAAATCATCGGTCAGACTCAACCCATTCGCTACTGCAAGAGCAAAGGTATTTTCCACTGCTCCCGTGTGCTGTATGGCTATATCTAAAAGTGATTGTAAGGGTAAAACATTAATTTTCATTATATTGAGCTGTGATGTTCATTTCTAAATTTTTTCCTATACTGATTGCGTCTACACTCATACCATCAATACTGAACTCCTGCCGTATTTCACGGGCAAAATCATCAGGTTTGTGAGTTTCCAAATATTTCCTAGCACCAACTCCTCGTTTAGGATTAGCTTTTAACTCTCCCTTATCTGATAAAATCAGTAGTTTTTGATGTTGTGCGGTGCTTTCTCCTATGGAAAAATCACCATTTTTAAGCACTAAATCAAGGTTTTCGTCTAACAATATATCTTTTGGCATATCATACTATTTTACCTATTCCTTTCTCTATAGTCGTTCCTGATGAGCCCGTAGTAGTCAATTTTATTCCGCTGTTTACTTCTACCTTTCCGGACTTTACAAAAACTTCTATCGCATCACTCAGTTTTTCTGCTATTCTCTCTACAGAGTTATTGTAATTTGTTTCTTCTCCTTGTTCAAAAGTGAAAATTTCAATAATAGAGGCTTTCAGTGTTGCCTTATCTAATCCTTGACCCATTTTAAATTTATTTTAAAAGCTCTTTAAACTCATTTTTTAAACTCTCAAACTCGGCACGGTTAATCAGCATAATGGTAGGCCCTGTATTGGTTGTAAATCTCATTTTTAGAATCGCCTCAAAGAGTTTGTCTATCAGTTCCGCCATATTCTTGTTATTGGCAGATATATGAACCTTGTCTGTAAGCTCTACCTTTGTAGTATCTGTTACCCAAAGGAACTTGTCCACTTCATCACAAGCTATAATCATCCAGTCATCATCATCTTCAATTCTTACCACTAATACTAGTGAGCCTATTTTAGGTATCTGTAAAAAGCTCTTTTTCCCTGTCAGTACAGGGCGTAGTCTTACTTCTGGTATTTCTTGCCCATCTTCATCTTCCAGCACGCATGTTGCTTGGTTCTCATTTACGGATTTTACCTTAGCAATATTACTTACTGCTGGCCCTGCGGAACTCGCTAAATCTCCAAGCCTTTCTCTTATATCTCCTATTGTCATTTTGTAGGCATTAATAGTCCAAGTGTTAATGTCTGTCGTCCTCCTCCTTCTCCAAACTCCCCAGATACAGTGTCTACAAAGTATCGCCCTTGTCTTTCATGGAATACTTTATCGGTAATTTCACACACCATCCCTTTCTCCGCATAAGGCACCAGGAATATAGTTACATCTCCCTCATAGCCTCTGTAATTTTCTTTGCTTTCCAGCCTTTGAGCTATTTCTTTCAAGAACTGAGCGGGAATACCTGCCTTTATCTTTACTTGCTTCTCATTGCTGTATTTATCTATCTGTTGTCTTGCTTTTCTATGTTTTGTTGTTTTTTTCTTTGAGTTTTTATCATCAGATTTCACTTTCTGAACTTCGCCAGCTTGGTTTTTTTCTTTGATGACAATCTTCATATTTTTATCTACTTCCTTTTTCTTCAAACCATCGTCTTTAACTGAGTTCCAACCTAAATGGACTTTAATTTCATCTTGTTTTTTTCCAAATAAAGTCCCCACATACAGCTCATTAAAATTAAAATAAACCGAGAGTTTGCACTCTTTTACCAGCCATTCTAAAACTTGTATTCCTGTAGCATTTTTAAAGCGTACATTTTTCAGCGGAATATCTGGCATTTCCTTGGAAAGTAAAATGTCCGTTCCAGCGGTTACATCCTGTAATAATTTCTTTACCGTTACAGAGGTGTAAGTTCTGCTGAATATAATATCATAGAGCTGGTAACTGTATCCCTCACATTCTACTTCTACGGGTATCCCCATATTAACCCGCTTAACAAAGCCCATAAACCGAGTTTCATTTTTCCCATCATAACCAAGTTTAACAGTTACTTTATCATCTTCTTTAAAAGCATAAACTTTTTTATTATCCTCTGCATTCGCTGTCGTAGTTGCATCTGTTTTAAGGTACTTTGTCCTTGGAAGCGAAATCGTACAAGTATCAGTAAATGAATTAACCGAAGTCTTCCAGGTTACCTTATTCGCCTTAACCTTAATTCCTCCTATCTCTATATCACTGGTTAGATAAAACATGTTAATTGGTAATGATTAAATCTTCTATATAATCTGTTTCACAACTTATCATAAAAGGGCGTATCCAATATGCTTTGCCTTGTACTTCTGGAAATTCCAGTGTCTCGATGGCTACTCGGCAGCTTTTCTCTAAAAAAAGCTCTGGATAACCTCCGTGAAGCTCTACGGGCTTATCAGATTCAAAGAGTTTTTGAAGCTTCATTATATCCTCCTCGGGAAACTTTCTTCCTTTTCCGATAAGAAAACCACGAATGGTAAATCGGTAGTCATCAATATTAAAACACTCTTTTACGGTGCCTTTACGCTCACTTACAGGCGTTCGTACAATCGTTTTTGACAGATTAACTGATACCGTACAGTTTTCTATCTCAATAGTTCCACTATCAGCATTACTGAGCGAGATTGGAAACCATATATCATGCCCGTAGGCTCCTATTTTATTGAGTGCTATGTTATTCCTATTGTAGTGTATAGTGCCTTTTGGGTGTGGATTTTGAGCAATTCCCGAATAAGTTACATCCTGCGTCAGTGGTTTGTCTGAATCTTTTGGTGTAACATAATAAGGAGCTTTCCCGAAATAGGTTTTATAAAGCTCGTGTAAATCAAATATTGTTATCATACTGTCTTGGCTCCGTTATATAATACCCTTGCTAAACACTCTAATGTTATTTTTTCTAATTGCTCGGCGCTTTCCGCTCCATTCATTGTGGTAAATTGGATATTGTCAAAGAATTTACCTACATGGATATTGACTACTTTTGGTCCGCCTCCTGCAATGGTATCACCAGCTTTTTTCTCCGATGTTTTATTTTTCTTTTTCTTGTCCTCTGCTGCTCCAATGGAAGTGTCTTTAAACCTTGTTAAGTCTGCATGATAACTTAAATCCTCGGGAGGTTTTGGAAGGTTATCAGGCGGGTTTATTTTAGTGTCTATCGTTACTGTCTTCCCTGCTTCATCAGAGAACCAGCCTTTAACAAACTTATAAGCCTCATCAATTCCAGATAAGATAGGTTCGAGAACATTCTCCCATAACCAAACAAGTTTTTCTCCTATCCAACCAATAACATCCAGTATATTACCTAAAAGCCATCCGATGGCTCTAAATACATCTTTGATAATTTCAGATTTAGCTATCCATTGTGCCACTCCCATAATGATTTTTGAAACAGAGACAATAATGCTTTTAGTAAACTCCCAAACTTGATTGAAATACTCCGAAGCGATTGCTATCCAGTCACTCCATTCTCCTGTACCAGTAGTAAGATTTGAAATATAATCTATTGCTTGTCCTAATCCATCAGAAATAGCATTGATATAAGGCTGTAGTTGTTCCAGCATCGGGGAGATATTCTGGGCAAACTTTATCCCAAGGTCTAAAAACTTATTGACAATAGGAGAAAAGGCATCGCCGATGTCGGTTAAGCTGTCTGCTAACACTCCTTTCAGCGTTCCCAATTTCCCTGCCATGGTTGCGGATTGTGCCTCTAAAGCACCCTCGTAGAGTCCGCCTTTATCCCTTGCCATAGCAAGAGCTTTTGCCAGCTGGTCATAGGTAACCTCCATTTCCTTAACTTGGTCGATGCTCTTTCCTGTGCTTCGGGAGAGCATTTCATAAATGTTAATTCCGACCATCCCGAACTGGCGGATGTCCATTGCTGTTGCTTTTCCTACGGTCTTAATCTGCTGCATGTTTGCTGCCATTCGGGAAAGCTCATCATTTCCACCTCCTACAGCAGATATAGCATTAGCGAGGTTCATCGCATCTTCCCTGGCATCTTTGGCATTCATCCCCGCAGAGATTAACGCCCTATTGGCATTCAAAAGACTGTCGGCATCAAAAGTAGTTGATTTAGCATCCTGCTTAATTCCTTTATACGCCTCAGTAGCGCCTTCTTTTCCTAAGAATGTAGAAAGCCCTGCGATGGCCTGTTCTTTCTTCATGCTTGCAGAAATTGCTCCGCCGATACCATCTTTTACCAGACCAAGGAAAGCAGAGCCAGCATTCATCGCAAACTGTGCCGCCAAAGTGCCTTTAAAGACATTGCCAAAACCTCCTTCTTTTGAAGTTGCGCCACCCCCTGTATTTCCAGCATGTCTTGAAGACAAGCGCTGCAGAGAGGCAAGCTCCCTGCGGGCTTCTCTTATCTGGGAGGGAATAGTAGAGTTTCTGATTACATTTTCTGCATCCCGTATTTTTTTCTCAATTTCTGAAAAACTCATACTGAGTGTCTTATTTCGACCCGTAACATCGTTAATATGCCTTCCCATACGGGCGAAGGTGCTTTGAGAAGTAGAACTTAGCCTGCTAAGTCCTCCACTCATGACATCTTTCATTTTTATGGCAAATTCTACAATATTACTCATCTCTATAATTCACTTTTGATTGTGCTTTCCAAATTTCAAGGGCAATACCTGTGCGGTAGAAAAATGTTTCTTCGCCCCATTCTTTTAAGGCATTCGCCCCAAACTGCATACTTCCGAATACAATTAAGTACTCTATTCCTGCTCTTTCTTCTTTAAAATCCTTTTGTCCTTTTTCACTAAGCGCGAAAAAACTCGGCTTTCTTTGTCTCTAAGATGTTGTTCATCTGGAGGAATACTGATATAAACATATCTTCATCATCTATCAGTTCAAAATCTCCATCAATCCACAATTGCTCAATTATCATGGCTACAGCCTTACTCATCCCATTAGTGCCGATAGCTGTCATATAATCGCCTAGGTCATCTGCTGTTGGTGGTCTAAGAATTGCCCTATAATCACCTACAGCAATATAAATTAGTGGTCGCCCTCCATATTGAGATTTGTATTCGTCTAATTTCTCTTGTGTAAACCTATCAACAAATGGCTGAAGGTTGATTTCTGTTTTTGGTTTTTCCTGTGTTTTTTTATCCTCTTTTGCTTTTCGCGCAGCAAAAGCTCGGTTTAATTTTTCTTTGCTCATTTTTCTTTAATTTTAAAGTACTGTATGGTCTATGTTCATTGCTAAAAAAGGAAGGGAAATCTCTCTATATTTAGCATTCTGCTCTAATTCACTACCTGCTTCAGTAAATGCCACCCCCGTAGCCGTATAGGTTTTTATCGGGTCGGTAAGCCTTTTCTTATAAGAACAAGTAATAACAATCGCTTCGTGAGGCACTTCGGTGATGTCTGAATATTGGGCTACTTGTGCAGCCTTATTAAGAGCATCTAGTTCAAAACCTAATATTTTGATACTTCCTTCATACTTTACATTACCATCCATGATGTCTATTGGCTGACTTCCTGCTGCGTATAAGTGCTCTTTTTCTACTGTTTTTTTAAAAGAGAATCCACGAAGCCCCTTAATTGTTCTGCCTAAAAGCTTGACTTCAAACTTTGACCAGGCACACTCTTTTGAGGTTATATTTACATTTGCCATTTCTTAAATTGTTTTTGTTAAACCAAGGTTTACCACAATCCAGCTCAAATATCCAAGAGGTTGTATTTTTACCTGAACTGACAGCTTACTAGTATTAATGATGTCTTGCTCCACTGGAACAATCACATCAACTCCGCTGATTTGTTCTTCCATATTGGAGCGGATTTGAGACTTTATCAAATCTTCAATATATTTAGCATCAGTAGCATGAATATTTCCGTTAGCTTCCATTCTTACAGAAGTTTCTAAAAATGGAGTTGTTGTTGCAGCAGCTAATCTTTGCGCTTTATCTATTAGCCTGCCGTGCACGAGAATGTGGAAATCGTCCTTTCCCGCCATTTTATCAATCCCGAAGAAATATCCTGCGGCGCCATCTCTCCTATGAAGCAGGATGTAACCTGCGTCACTAAAATTGTCTAGTTCTGTAGGAGTAAATTCTTCTAAAACACGATTGCCGATATATGCCTGTGTAATAGAGAGTACACCATTCTGTCCATTGCCGAGCTTTACATGTGCTCCATACTTACAAGCCCTAGCAAGAGCCAGACCTCCCGAAGCAGAGTTATCTTTTTGGCTGCTTCCTAAGACTACACCCGCAAAGGTGTTTTCTCCATCTACTGGTTTATAGAATGGATTAGCAGAAAGATTAGCCACTCGTCCCTCGATGAGAAGTCTAACAGGTCGGTTGATAGACTGCTGATATTCACACAGCGGTTTAGATTTAGTCACTGCTTTCTCTACATCAGAATCTAAGAATCCCGTTCCTGGTGTGTAAGAATCTGCAGGGTTTCTGCTGACAAAAACGATATTAACACGCCCTTGGGAAAGAGTGAGCATTTTTTTCAGACCATTAGCATTGGTTGCTGTAACCATCTGCTCCATGGTCATAGTATCTTCTACACCTTGTACCCACAGTTCCTGGTTTCCGCCAAGTTCATCGTAAAACTCTTTGATATGACGATGCAAATAAGGTTCTGCGGTTTCTGTGTAGCCTTTTTCTACAGCATCATCATAGGAATACACCGTTTGTATTTTACCTATCAGCGATGAAGTCTTCGCTGTACCAATGATACCTGCCGTGCTGTCCAGCACAGGCACCTGTCTCTGCAGATTACCTTTGCTGACATTAACAATTACTTTTGGTGTTCCTGCTGTCTGCATTATTTTTCTAATTTAGATTTAAACTCTGTAAGTACACTAATTAAGTCTTCTGCATTTGCTTTTACTCCCACCTCTAATTTGAAGTAAGATGCTAGAGACTTCATTTGGTTATAATTCTTGGGAATTAACTCCAAGTTTTCAAGCTCTTTAATTTTCTCGGCTCTTTCTGTGTTTTCTCCACTTAGAGTGTCTGCATCTTGCAGGGTATTGTCTTCGGTATTAGAGGCATCTGGTGTATCGGGAGACAACGGCTCTTTTCCATTATCTACTTTGTCCTCATCAGCAGAGTTCTGGTCTGCCGATGCTTCGGCTTCCCTGCGGGTATAGGATTCTATGGTTCTATCTTCTAGGGTAGATGCAAAGCTCTCTGCTCCTTCTTTTTTGTGAAATACCCTGCCATCAGCAGTGATATGACATTCGTTGCTGTGATGACGAGAAAAATAGTCTATCGCAGCGGCTGTATGTTTTTTCATGATGTTTTAAATAAATTTTAAAGTTATTTTAAATGACCTTTTTCCACTTTAACACTCCTGTAAGGGCAAAGAGTGCTAGGATAAGTATAAAAATTCCTCCAAGACACATCAGTCCTTTATGATACCACTTAAAGGGTTTTTCTATATAGACGGGAATCTTTTTGCTCTCATGCTCCTTTACATACTTATCATAGAGTTTAAGAGCTAATTTTTCGGCTTCCGCCTTGCAGTCTATTGTAAGTTTGTTCCCACTTAGTGTTACCTGTGGAGGTTGTAATATCCTGCCTTTTGGTGGATTTTTATAAAAGGTTCTAATCTTAGGCGTTCCTCCTTCTGGACAGTCTATCATGACCTCAGTCCTTACACTGTCCCTCTGAGTTACTACCACGGTGTCTCTTACGAGGGTTTCCTTGGTAATGGTCTTCGTATTCTCTACGATTAGCGGTTCTGCAGGCTTCCTGCTTCCGCAGGAAACCGCAAAAACCAATGCTAAACAGATAGATATGATTTTTAAATATGCATTTCTCATCGTTGTAAATTATAAATGTTCGTATTCTTCTTTTGCATTAAATGAAGGACAAGCTTTTTTCACACCAGGAAAGTCTCTATGCCCTTGGATAATTGCCTTTGGAAACTGCTTTTTTAACTTTTTAAGTAAATCAAACAATGCCTTTTTTTGGGCCGGCGTTCTGTTGTCAATAGGTCTGTTCTTACTATCTACACCTCCAATGTAAGAGATGTTGATACTTACCGAATTAAATCCCTTGACTCCATTGGACACTTTCTCTATCTCCAACAGTTGGACTACCTCTCCATTTGGTTTTATAATAAAGTGATAGCCGGGCATTTTCCACTTCAAAACATTTCTCCAGTAGCTCTGGATAGAAGACACTGTCGCAGTCTGTGGCGTAGCGGTGCAATGCACGGCTAAATACTTTATTTCTCTCATTTTACGCTTTTTGAACGATTGCTAATACACCTTTCCAGTCCTCTCTACGGCATCTACCTCCCATCTTTACGATACCTGAGTAGATGTCTCCATAATAGATTGGATTTCCTAATTCCTGGAATAATTCAATATCTCCCTCTGCTTTAGTAACACAGTCCTTTTGCCACAATAAGCATCCAAGGTTATCTGTTCCTGAAAGGGCTTGACCTGGAACAATAGGTTCATTTGTTGTTGCATTAAAGGCTAACACAGAACTTCTTTCAAGGATAGTAAATCCTGCAAAGGTTCCCACAATTCCATTTTTCAAATCTGCAGAAGCTTGGAAAGCTGCCATTTGATTAGAAGAAAGAGAATCTATGAACTCTTGGAGCATGTTACTCTCCAGCATAGCGTATCTGTTTAATTTAGGCACTCCATCTTTATTCATCTTGGCTTGTGCTTTTTGTAAATCCTTATAATGCAAAGCTTTTCTTGTTCCTGTCTGCCCGTCATCTGAATTTACAGCTGTTGCAGCTCCCGAAGTAGCAATCTGTCTTGACACTGGTAAAAATTCTGCCGTTGTACCTCCACTTGTAGTCGGTTTAAATCCTCTTACCCAGTTATATATCATTTCATCTCCAACAGCTTCTGATAAAGTTGCAACATGGTCTCTAAGTACACTATCCATTTTATCATAGGAGATTTCCATTCCTTCTGCCCAAGGCATATGAGTTGGATTTGTTGAGAAATCATCCAAAGCATACAATATTGCTGAATCTTTTCTCTTACTTACCGCTGCTGGGAAAGTATCTCTGTTTTTAACCACTCCAGGGCTTGTTCCTGCTTGTGGGATATACACTACAGCACCGCCTTTTACAAATTGTGATTCATCATAACACAAATTGATATGTGGGTTGTCTTTTCTTAATTTCTCCACAATATAGGAGCTCCAAAACTCCTGTGGAACTTTTGCATTTTGTCTTGCCATTTTTTTAATCTTCTTTTAGGTTAGGAAATTTTTCGTTTTTCATCTTGTCATAAAGGTCTGGATGCTTTTCTTTAAGCTCTTGAAGTTTACCCTCTATAAATAATTCTTCCCAAGTTTTACCTTTTAAATCGCCTAAATCTTCATTATTATTAAGCGTTTCTACTACCGATACCTGCGCAGGCATGGTGTCTATCAAATCTTTAAGGCCTTTTGGGTCAGACGCATACTTTTCAGAAAGTTTTTCTGCCATTTCATTGGTCAGTTTTTTGTCTTCTTTTCCTTTACTGATAAGGTCTTCCACTTCTTTTTTTAGCCCTTCTTTTCTCAATTCCTCCAGCTGGGAGGTCTTGTCTGCTAGTTCTTTCTCGAGACCAGGCACTTTCTCTGCCTTGTCCATTAAGTCCTGTATTGCTTTCAATACTTCGGATTCTTCGGACTTGTCACTTAAGTTTAGAGCAGTAAGTATTACCGCTGTTGTTAGTACTGTCTTGTTCATATTCTGATAAAAATTAGTATTAAAATCTGCGAGGTTTAGTTCGTTATTGTCCTTGTCATAAAGGCTGGCAAGAGCGTTATAATTGCCTGGAATATCTACAAGGCTGATTTCCCTCGGAAACCATTTTGTAATGGTTGGACCGGTTTGGTCTTGGAGTTTTAATTCTTCGCTATTACTAGCTTCTAGTACAATAATTTTACCCACCGAAGCAGCGTTTAGAAACCCTCCCTCTATCTGGTCAGCAACACTCTGCCCATCAGGATGAGAAAGATTGACTACGGGCTTGGCAAACACTTTGTCTTCTATTGTCTTAAAATCTTCCCAACGGACAACAACGCCTTTCTCTCTATTGTGCATCAAAAATCCGATAGGGTTTTTCTTTACTTCATCTAACAAAAGCCCCTCAGTGAGGCATCTGTATCCATAGACATTTACTGAGTTGTCCGTAATACAGAACTCCTTGTCTATCTTCTTGAATTTTTCACTTGCTTTTCCGCTCATCTTTCTTATGGTTTCTAAATGTTGTTGCAAATCTCTTGAATGATTTAACCTATTGAAAATAATAGCGTAATCACTGCACAACTTTTTTTAAAAAGCTGTTTTTTGAAAGAATTTTGCTACTTGAAATAGTGTATTATGGCAGCAAAAAAACATGAACAGAGAGAGCACGCCCGACTGCTTTATGTTAATGAACGGATTACTTTAAAGGAGGTAGCGGAACGGGTTAATGTATCGGAAAAGACTATCGGTAAATGGTGTAAGGAAGACGGCTGGGACAAACTCCGAAAAAGCCTACTCACAACCAGAGATGCCCAGCTGACCCATTGGTATAATCAGTTGGAGGCTATCAATATGGATATTGCCGAACGCCCCGATATACTTGATGACAAGGGCAAAAAAATCAAACGCCCACCTAAACTCATTCCTACCAATTCCGAAGCAGATATTATGTCCAAAGTGACGGCCAATATCAAAAGTCTTGAAGTAGAAATCGGATTGGGTGAAATCGTAGAAACAGGCAAAAAGCTCATCACTTTTATTCAAAAAATTAACCTTGATGATGCCAAATTGTTTAAAAACTATTTTGATGAATATATAAACGAGCGAATGAAAAATGGCTAAACGAAGAAAATCAGACAAGGAATGGCTCTCAGAATGGAAAGAATTTGGGGACAATATAGACAATGCTACCCCCATTGACCCCAATGAAAGTGCCATATCCAAACTCAAAAGAATAAAGGAGTATGAAGCCAATGATGAAGTGTGGTTTAGGTATTATTTTCCCAATTTCTACACTTCTGAGCCCGCTGAATTTCACCTAAAATCTACCAAAAAAGTAATGAACAATGCCGAGTATTACCTCGTGCGTTCGTGGGCTCGTGAGCTTTCCAAATCGGGGCGTACCATGATGGAGGTGCTGAAACTTTGTCTTACCGGTAAGAAGAGAAATGTGCTGCTTGTCTCTAATTCTTTTGACAACGCCAACCGTCTGCTCATGCCTTACATGGTTAATTTAGAGCGAAACAACCGAATTATCAATGACTACGGCACACAGAAGAAAATAGGCTCTTGGGAATCAGGAGAATTTACTACCCGTAAGGGTGTGGCTTTCCGTGCCATTGGTGCGGGGCAGTCGCCAAGGGGTACCCGAAATAATGAAATCCGCCCCGATGTAATCTTAATTGATGATATAGACACTGATGACGACTGCCGTAATTCGGAGATTATAGAGCAAAGGGTAAAATGGATAGAACAGGCACTTATTCCGACCCGTTCCCTCTCTAATCCTCTTCTTATTATTGCCTGTGGGAATATTATTGCGGATTACTGCTGTATTACTGAGATGGGCACCAAGGCAGATTCTTGGGAAGTGGTTAATGTGCGTGATGAAAACGGCAAATCTACTTGGCCACAAAAGAATACAGAGGAGAATATAGATAGGGTACTTTCTACCATATCCTATGAGTCCATGCAGAAGGAATATTATAATAATCCAATGGATGGTGGCAAGGCATTTAAAAATATCGTAGATAAAGCACCTTTCAACTTGAAGCACTGCGATTATGTTGTGATTTATGCAGACCCTGCAACTTCCAACTCGGAGAGTAAAAAGTCATCATCTAAAGCAGTGGGTATCATTGCTAATAAAGGAATGGAATACAGCGTGCATAAGGCTTGGGTCAATCAGATGAGTAATGCCAGTTTTGTAGATTATCTCTATGAAGCTTATCTTATCTGTAAAAATGCAGGTGTAGAGCCGATTTACATTTACATTGAAAACAATACGCTTCAAAATCCTTTCTACGAGCAGGTGTTTCTGCCAATGATTTATAAAAAATCATTAGAGCTGAATATTGCCCTGCCTATCCGTCCAGATGAGAGGAAAAAACCTGAAAAATGGGCAAGGATAGAAGGAAAATTAGAACCACTGGTAAGGCTGGAGCGATTGACATTCAATATCAAAGAAAAGGATAACCCGCATATGCAGAGGCTTAAAGCACAATTTAAAAACGCAAATGCCAAAGCCAAGCTGCTTGACGGTCCCGATATGGTAGAAGGAGCCATTACCATTATTGATAATAAGAGAGTAGAGCAGGCAACGGGAGCAGTCGAACTTATCCCGAGAAAGTCAAGTCCTCACAGAATTTAAAACCCTTTTAAATTGAATTTAAAATGTTAGTACAACCAGAAGAATTAACCACTGACCTATACCAGGAAGTAATAGATGAAATCACCAGAAGAAACAGAGATGAAGTCATATCGCATATTAAAGCCGCAGAAGACTTTGTTAAAGCCTATTTATTCAAGTATGACCTTCATGCACTTTTTGGGACAGAAACAGAAAGCCCCACTGTGCAGGATGAATTTTTAAAGAAAACAATTAAAATCATTGCTTCTTACTGGCTGGTAAGAAAAGCAAACCCAGGTGTCAGTGTAGAACTGCTCCGAGAAGACTGGGAAATGTTTATCGGAGATGAACACACCCCAGGATGGCTGACCAATATAAAAAACGGCACTATCAATCCTGCATGGCCATATAAAAAGGATGACCCTACTACACCACAAGATGAAAGTAAGCAGGAACAAGACACCTTCTGGGATTCTACTTTGAAAAGAACTAACCGATTCTAAAATAAAATTATGAGCAAAAATAATACAACACCTAAATACATTATCAATGACTTAACATTGGTATCTCCCGACAGACAGCGAAAGGATATACAAAGCCTTAAAAATGCGGTATTATCTGCTGAGAGTATAAGCCTTCCTAATAGGGCAAAACTTTATGATTTATACCATGACATATTAAGTCTTGATGGTTTCTTACAAGGGATAACAGCAAAACGAATTAACTCAGTTTTAAATAAAAAACTTAAATTCTATGACCGAAACAAAAAAGAAAATGAGGAAATAACCAAACTGATGAAGTCCGAAGCGGGACGGGAAATCATCTCTCAGATTGTTAATTCAGAGTTTTGGGGAGTTTCGGGGATAGAGTTTAAAATAGGCGAAAAATTAGCCTTTGATGAAATCCCCCGAAAACACATTAGACCAGAAAAAGGAACTATTAGCAAAACCCAATATGGTTTAGGAACTGACGACTTTAAAGTAGAAGAACTCCCTTTTGTGTGGGTTATCGGCAGAAAGAATAACTTAGGCTTATTCTTAGCTTGTTCCATGTATGGTATCTACAAGCGTGGAAACTTCGGCGATTGGGCACAGTATGTAGAAATCTTTGGACAACCCGTAAGAGTTATGTACTATGATGCTTACGATACTGCAACAAAAAATGAGCTTAAAAAAATACTTACTGAGAGTGGAAGCTCCCTAGCAATTATGCTGCCTAAACAGGCTACTTTTGAAATGAAAGACGGCAAAGCCTCCAATGGAAGCGGAGAACTTCAAAAGAGTTTCAAAGATGCCTGTAACGAAGAAATGGCAGTGGCTATTTTGGGTAATACCGAGACCACATCGTCTAGTAAAAGCAGTGGTTATGCGCAGTCTAAAGAACACGGAGAACAGCAAGACGAAATCATTGCTTCCGACCTTATTTTAGTAGAAAACCACCTTAATAGCGACAAGTTTATTTCTATCCTTAAATCCTATGGTTACGATGTAGAGGGCGGATATTTCAAATACGAACTAGAGCTGAATTTAGACAAACTTAAATCTCGGCTGGAAATTGATATGCGAGTATCTGAAAAAGTGCCCGTATCCGATGATTATTGGTATGAAACATATGGTATTCCAAAGCCCGAAAACTACAACGAGCTGAAAAAAGAAATGCAGGAGAGACAGACTCCTGTCGCTTATCTGACACCTCAGAATGATGAAGAAAAAAACAATGAAGACAAAGATGATAAAAGGGGTGAAAAGAATGAAAAGAATGAAAAGGATAAAGAGGGTAAAAAAAAGAAATTAACTGACCTTTCAGAGTCCAATTGGTACAGCAAAATATTTGAATCTTTAGCGGATTTTTTCGTCCACGCCCGACATTAGTCGGGCAGATTAACGACCTTTATGCCCATACCTGCGAACATTGTGGAGGACACCTTCCAAACCTTAGCGATGAAAAACGGGAAGACTGGGAAGCCATCTATGCTGAAATTGCTAAAAAGATATTGGATAAATCAGCCTCCGAAGTAAACGCCGACCTGCACTTAAAAACTGCAGAAATCCTCATGAATGGGGTGCGTAAGAGCTTGGGGAAAAATCTTACTTATGGAGATAAAACAGCAGTGCTGGTAGAATACCTCCAAAGAAATATTTATGCCTTTTCTGCTGCCAAATCCTTTACTGAAATGAAGTATTACAGGGATATGATGATAGAAGAGGAAAAAGGCGGAATATTAGACTATGGAGCATTTAAAAAGAAAATTGCTGACACTGGAGAAATCTTTAATAATACTTACCTTCGAGCAGAACATGACCACGCTTATTATTCTGCTGTGATGGCGCATAAGTGGGAAGCTCTGGATACTGAATATTTGGAATATTCCACCGTAGGAGACAATAGGGTAAGACCTGAACATGAAGCCCTGGATAAGTTCACTGCTCCAAAGAGTGATGTAGTATGGAGAAGAATTTATCCGCCTAACGGCTGGAACTGCAGGTGTACTGTAATACCAGGGAAAGCATCTATGTCAGAAAAGAAAATGACTGCCATAGAGGCAGGAAAGATGATGAAAGACCACCTAAAACATACCCCATTTGACAATAATGTAGGGATGTCCAAAGTGATTTTTAAAGACAATCATCCGTATTTCCAGAATGCCAAAGGTAAAATAACCAGTTTAAGCTGGGAGCAGTACGGACTAGCTGATATTGGCAAAATAAGAGCGGATTTGCTTCCTGAATACCAGCGAACCACCAAGCAGGAATATTTAGACTGGTGGAAAGCCCAGCCTAAAAGAGAGGGAACCGATGATTTTGTGATAAAAGATGTTCTAGGACAGGAAATCCTGTTAAGTAGCGGGGAAGGGAAAAACAAGTCTAATCTCAACTATTATAAAGACCATATTCTAAAAAAAGAAGGAGATAAGCGCTTTGAGTATGCCACAGAAACACGAAACATCTTAACCTCTCCCGATGAAGTATGGTTTAATCCGGAAAAGAAGAATACCCGAACTTACCTCAAGTACTACGAACAGGGAACAATAAAACTGGTAGTAGATGATAAATTAGAGGCTGTTACTATGTATCTAATAGACGCAAAACATGAAGGAGAGCTGGATAAAAGTAGAATGGGGATACTAATGTATAGAAACTAAAAAAGTAGTATTTAAGAATACTACTTTTTGTTAGGGGGCGATATCGGTCAAGACTGTTTAGGCCTATCCGAGTCTTCCTAACACTGCAAATATATAAAATATTTTTAATAAAACAATGACACCAGAAGAATTTGTAAAAAAACTGCAAAATAAAGCTCTTGAAGTAGAGCGTTATGCCACGCTGGAATTTCCTAATATGGCGGGAAACATCACTCTGCGGTTTATCAATGGTAATTTTAGAGCACAAGGTTTCCAGGGAACTACTTTTAAGAAATGGAAACCCAGCAAGGGAACTACTCTTGTAAAAACAGGAACTCTTAGAAGCGCTACCTATTACACCACGCAGACTGGGCAGGTAACTATCATTAACCCTATGCCTTATGCCAAAGTCCATAATGAGGGATTTAAAGGCGAAGTAACTGTAAAATCCCACACTCGGAACCGCTACAGCAAAGCCAAAGTAGGCACGGGAAAATTTACTCAAAAAGGTAAAGAGAGAAAGAAAACAGTAACCTTTAAATCAGGAGAAACAACAGTAAAATCACACACTCGTAAAGTAAATATCCCACAAAGACAATTTATCCCTACACAGGACAGCCCAAGCCCAGTGCTGAATAATGCTATCACAAGAGAATTAACCAAAGACCTTAAGAAAATTATATCATAATGGAAACATACTTTAAACCACTGTTTTTAGCCCTCCAAAAAAGAATAATGGAGAATGTGCCTGAAATTAGATTTATAGACCAAAATATAGGTCAGCTTGGCTTTGATGAATATAGGGCTATGGTATCCTTTCCTGCTGTACTGGTAGATTTTCCCTCTACCTCTTTCTCAGCTCTGTCTGGAAACGCCCAGCTTGGTATTTCTTTTATTGAAATAACTCTTGTATTTGCCCCATACTCTCAGACCTACCAAATGGCTCCCGATAATGTAAAAGACTTAGGTCTGCAGTATTTTGAAATTGAGCAGAAAGTTTTTGCTGCCCTGCAAGGCTGGGACTGTGAGGGACTGTGTACACCATTAGTAAGAACTCAAGCACAAAGTCAGAATAATAATGATATAGGTATGAGGGTAAGAAAATTAACCTTCAGTACATCATTTGAAGATTATACCCTTGACCATGACGAATATAGAGAAGTGGAGTTTAGGTTTTCGGGAGATATTATTCCTTAAAACAGACTGAGCTGCTTCGAGGTCTCTTTGGGAATAACCATACCTTTAATGTTCATCCATTGGCGGTAGTTGATGTAAATATGATATTTAGGGAAAATATGCCTAACTATACGAGTATCCGGCACATCATCATATTTGTACTTCTTGTAGACTTCTACAATGTATCTTGCTCGTTTTAAGTAGTTTTCCCTATTTCTTGGCATGCTACAAAAATACCACGCAAAAAGATACAAGTCAAGGCGATTTTTAGCGAGTATCAGAATAAAAAAACCGCCTACAAATGCAGGCGGCCAAAAAATAAAATATAATATAAAAAAAAACAGTTATATTTTAGAAAATTCTCTGAAAAAGTGATTCATTTCACGCTCAAAAACATCAGTATAAATGTTTTTGTCACTTTGTTTTTCACCCTCTTTCGTGGCAGTGAATGTCCATCGTGAGACAGCAGGTTCACTGACAAGAAGTCCTTCTTGAGCAGGAAGGTTTAGGTAGTAACCCTTAACATCGTAGCCTTGGCACTGCAGAAACTTGATAATCTGCGCTTGGGACATCTCTGCTTTGGTATACATCGTGATGATGCCTTGTTCTTCTTTTATTCGTATCATAGTTTATTCTCTTTTTCCATTGTTTTTTGAATTTCTCGGCGGTGCTTTTCTTGGCTCATTTCTTCGGTTGCTTTCTTTGGCAGAAATGCCGGTATCTTTGTAGAGCTTTGACCGATTTTAGCAAATTTCTCCTGCATTTCCTCCGAGAGTTCATGAAAGTATTTTAGTGGTGCATCTTCCTTTTTCTCTTCCTGTTCTTGGGGGGGAGTGCTTCTTACCAACTTCTCTCTTTCATCAATTTTTCGCTCTAGGTATTGCCCTGCCCAGTCCATTACCAGCATTGTATCAAACTTATAGACCTTTCCAAATTCCCCTCTCCGTGCCATTTTGAACATGAGAACAATATCATCAAAAGTTTCATGGCTGAATTTCTCGTACAAATCTCCTGCTAATACTTGGATTTGGTAGGTTTCCAGCTTATTTCCTGTAACCTCTAAAAAGAACTCTATCACTCGGATAATCTGCTTTATTGTAGCTATTTTTTCGCCCGAATAAATCACAAGCGGTGCGGTTTCCAGACTTTGGCGAATGGTAAGGTTTTGCTCCATTTTAGCAATGGCATTAAAAGCCTGTTTCTTCTCCGTATAGCTCTGCAAGGTCATCAGCGTTGTCGGCTGCGGAGGTTGGGATTTTGTTAATGCTTTTGAAATATTGCTCATATAACTTTGGATTTTGTTTTACTTGTTGAACTTCATTATAATACTTCTCAAAATTGCTTTCTCTGAACAAAGTCGTTGGGCAGAGGTAACCTGCCATAGCGGGGTTGTTCTTCCATTGAATGGTTTTCAGCTGGATGACTTCCACGATTTCCTGCGGGGTAAATTCCGCCTTTAAAAGGGCTTTAATCTTAGTTAAATTACTCTTTATCGGTCGGAACTTAGAGCCTGTGATTTCGTTGAGGTTTTCTAATATCTCCAGCTCTGGTGTGTGTAGTTCGGCTTCCATATCTTTTAATTTAAGTTTACTGTTTCTTCTACGAGGCTGTCTGCGAGCCTTTTGGCAAAATTCAAGTCTTTTTGAGCGTTCAGAAAAGCGTTATAAAGACTTGTCAGCCTCTCGGCAGGGATTTTGTTGAAATCATCTTCTTTTGCAGCTCTACAAGCGATAGCCTTAACATATTCAATGCTTGGTTTTTTGTTCATCTTCTCAAATACCCCGAAGATAGCCGCTATCAGTCTTTTTCTCTTTTTGTCCAGCTCTTGGGACTTTGCCGAAGTTCTTTTGTTCAGCTCGTAATAAAGCTCATCTATTTCAGATGCTGTAAGCTCTTTCGCTGAGCTGGTGCGTCCACTTGTGAAATCATAGATGATTTCTCCTCGTTGTTCTTGTAGTCCCTGTTTGGAGAGGGAGGTCATCAGTGCTTTGAGTGTTGCCATATCTAAATTTTATAATATCCATTTATTATTTTCCATTACTATTTGTTTCCGTTCTATTTCGACAACTTCTTTAGAATCTTCATCTATCCAACTTTCTTTAAAAAATATTCTACCTCGTAAAACCTCTTTTCCTCCCACTATCTCAATTCCTTCTTTATATTGCTGTTTTTTATCACAAAACTTCAGTTCTTGAATTTTTAATTCAACAATTTTTTTACGAAGTTGTATTATTTTCTTCTCATTTTTTTCTATTTGATTTAGTAATGATTGCCTTGTCATTTTTTCTTTCAATTTTGCTCCGCTCGGGGGCTTGAACCCCGATGCCTGCCTGTGCGGAAAGATTTTGAGGATTACTCAGTATACATAGCTTTTACTGCAAACATGCATGCCTCCTCTAATTTTGTCTGCGCAAGGGAAATAAGCCTTTGCTTTTCTCCGCTTGCTGGAGCAGTATTTTTATCGCCTCTCTGTTGTTCCAGCCCGTCTATGATTTCCGCGATACGCTTCCTTGTGGTCTCTACTATCATAGGCTCTATTTCTCTGTTTCTCAACCCACATCTTTTCTGTCCTATTGTCATTTTAAATTAGTTTTAAAGGTTATTTAAATTACTCTTGTGGGAGAAGGAAACTCAAATCAATATCCTTTGAAAGCTCTGCGCTGGTCATAGATAATGGTAGGTTTCTTTCTATCCCTACGCCATCTACTTCCCACGCTTCTATAAACCATTTGGATAATTTCGGTTTGTAGGCGTTCTGGATGATTTCCACCCCTTTCTGGAAGTCCGTATCTGGATAATCTCTATCGGCAATTTGTCGCAGCTCCAAAACTTTTTTACTATCCAAATCCCCTTTGCCGTTTCTTTGTAAAAGGCGGTAAATAGAGGCTACTAATTTTTGGGAATTTTCATCCTTAACCAGTGTCCCTAAGAACTTATGCACCATTTCCAAACCATATCCTGCCTCATCGGTGTAGCCGTCTGTAATTCGGTAGCCCAGTTTGATACTTTGTTTTCCGTGGGTAATGGTGTGGCTTTGCTGGTTTTTAGCCTTAATGCCCATTGTCTCTATTTTCAGCTTCAAGTAATTTTCAAAGGTTCGGAAAGTGACCTCCTTTATTTTTGTAATATCATCCGAAACGCTTTTAAGAAGTTCAAACATTGTTGGCACCGTTCCTGCTGCCAAGTCTTCCAATGCTTTTAAATCTTGGGCTTTTTTCTCTTTCTTGGCTTTTTCCTCCTCTTTTAGTTGGTTCTGTAAAGCCTTTTTCTGCTCATCTGTGAGCTGTGCTAAATCTATTGTTGTCATAATCTTTTATTTTTATAAATATTCTTGGTTTAATGCTATGTTAATCGCTGTTTTAGCTACTTTATAGTCCCTGTATGCCTCAAAAGCTTTATCGGCAATTTCTTTATTGGCAATAGTCATCTCTATTTTTGCAATTGCTGTTTCTAAATCCATCCATAATGTGATGATATATTCATCATCGCTAAACTCTTTGGTAATCAATAGTTGTCCTTTCGGTGTGTTGTGGATTATCGCAAAATCCTTATTCTGTTTTTTCATATCTCTTTTATTTCTCTTGTTCCTCTAATAGTTCTTTTTGTTTTTCTAATAGTTCATCCAGCTGGTGCTGTAGTTCTTTCCATTCGGCAAGGCTGTCGGCATCTTCCATCCGTGCCTCGGTCTCTTTTATCATTGCCTCTATTTCTTCTAAATTAGGCTCAAATAGTTCTGTCATATCTTTTCAATTTTAATTCCTGTTAAATTCTGAATAAAATAAGGCTTACCGTCCTGTGAAACTCCCTCTTTTCCATAAACACGGAAAGCCACTTTCACCCGGTGACCTGGTTTGAAATCTGCTAACTTTTGAATGTTATCATTTGTAAATTGTACTTTGGCTGCATTCTCATACTTTTTGCCTGTTCCTTGTTCGTAGGTAGATGTATCTAGCATTACTTCTACTTTGGAGAATGTTTCGCTTATCTGCTCTTTCTCTCCGATGTTTTTAATTGCTCCGTAAATTACCATTGTATGTTTGTTTTTAATTAGTTATAAGGTTTCCATTTCATTCGCAGTGCTCTCATGAACACATCGTTTATTTTCTTCTCCAGCTTCTCGGGCTGGGTAAACTCTTCGTCCTGCAAAATCTTCGCCCGCTCATACTGGATATATATCCTTTCAAAGGCTGTAAATACCCGTTCGTATTGGCTGTCAAACTGCAAGACCTTTAATAATATATCGTCTCTATTCATATTGTTTAATTTTGATATCCTTGTAATTCTTCGTATCTTTCTTCCCAGATAACATAAGGGTTTTTTCTTCCGTATTTTCTTCCTTTGTTATATGCTCCATAAGCATCTGTTCTTACTTTCATGTTAGCATCATGCATTATATCAAACTCTAATTGGTCTTCGGGGTTGTTTCCTCTTGCATGAGCCGTTATGATGAATATTTTTTTAGGGAATAATTTTCTTACTAATGTCAAATAATCTTGAAATGCATTTCGTCCTTTGAAGAAATAGGTTGCGGAGTCTATTACCACTACTTTTGCGGACTGCTTCTTTCTAAGACGCTGTACAAGCTCATCATAATTGTCTTTTACAGCATGAAAATTTCCTCTTACAGAGTCTATACCGCATCTTTCCATTCTTAAAAAGAAATCATCATCATCTGGTTCTTCTTCTAATGAGTTATAAATGACTTTATAAGTTCTTGCAAATTCTGCAACAAGTTGCATTACAAAACTACTTTTTCCACTTCCAGACGCTCCCCAAATCAGCCAAACACCTTTGTCTTGTGGCGTAGAAAACACTTCTTTAAATTCTCCTGTAAAAGGAATGTAGTGTCGCTTAGTATTCTTTATATTATCATAAGTAAGCGCTTGTTTTAATTTAATTTCTTCCATGTTATAGGTTTGGTAGTTGTAATACTTTTCTTGCAAATCTTTCTGTCATTGGCTCTCCTGTTCGCATACTTTCTCTTTTTATAGGAAGCAGAGCATCGTGCAGTTCTCCGTAATTGTCACAATTATTTTGTAAAAACTTGACTAAACTTTTATCTTCAATATCATTTAAAAAGCCTTTAAATGATGTATCAATAGGGCTTAAGACTCTTATCCCGAATTTTATTCTTCGGTAGAACTGTGGCATACCTGCTTTATTTTTCTTTTTCAGTGACTCTAGTTTGTCTGTCAGCTGGTCTGTCCCTATAAGGTTAATAGATACATATTTGTGTAAGTGGTCGTGTAATTCTTTGATGTTGCAGAGTGTCGCTATCTTCATATATTCAGCCTCATCAAAGATTAAGACTGGCTTTTCTCCTTTCATTCTTCGGGCTTTTAGGTTTTTGATAATATCACCCATTTTTTTAGATTTAGATTTACCATGCTTTAGTTTGAGAGCATCTAAAATCTTATCCAAAAGGTCGGAGATGTTGTCCATAGAACCTACAGTGATTTTAAAGTTCTCTTTAGGGTTTTTGCTGACAAATTTGTCTGCAAAATAGGTTTTACCACATCCAGTTTCTCCGATAATTACCCTGGTATACCCAAACTCCTTAGATTCTTCCAGTGTTGCAATAATTCCCTTCATCTGGCTGGTGGGTATTGTTTTCCAAAGTTCCTGTTCTGCACTTTTACTGATAACATCAGCAAGCATTCTAAACCATTTTTCTGGGATGTCACCTGTGTTTCCTGCTCCTGCATTATATTTAAACTCTGAATTTGGTTTAAACATTTCTGATAAATACTCCTCACTAACTCCCGACAGCCTGTGCATATCCGCACTATTCATTTCTCTTTCCTGCATAAATGCGAGGGTATCTTTTACAATCTGTTTTTTTTCTGTTATATCCATATCTTTTGTTTTTATAGGTATTCGTTTAAATCCACTTTATCTGATAAATATTCATCTTGTTCTTCTTGCCAAGAGGTTTGTTTTTTCTCTTTAATATTGGCTTCTATCTCTATTACTTTAGCTTTGGCTTGTTCTGCTGTTTTTAGTCTTGCTTTGGATTTTTGGTTTTTATGCTGTCCCAAACTATCCGTGAGCAAATGTTTTGCAAGGGTATCTTCTAGCGCTGGGTTATCCTGCATCATGTTACTTACTATTCTGCTGCTGGTTGCTCTTTCTTCTATGATGTAGTCTTCTACCTGTTCGTTGTATGCGAATACTTTATGTAGTTCTTCTGCATCTCCCTCAGTTCTGTCATAGAGTGCCATTGGCTGGATGTATTTTTCTTGAAGCAGAAACTTATTTTTATCATCAGAGGATACTACCAATATCTGACTGAGGTCAAAAGGGTTGTATTTTACCTGCCAATTAGTATGCAGAAGCATTCTGAAAGCAATATCAAAGCTGTCGTAACAACGCTCCTCGCCAAGTATTACAGGAGTAATTCCCTGTCCCTCTAGTTTGCAGGTTCTCTTAGTCTGCATTCCCATTACATCAAGAAGGTATTCCGTTTCCATATACCCGATATGCTCTTTTGGAGTTTTATCAAATCCTTCTAGGTAATCCTTTAAGAGTTCTTTCCTCTCAGCGTTTATCATCGCTTCTATCTGTCTGCATACCCCTTTATAGTCTGGGAAAGTGTGGCGTATTTTATCCAAAAACTCTGTATTTGGCTGGTTTTTACTTCCTGTTGTTACACCATATCCCGACCAATTAGGAGCTAGTTTACAATGTTTTTCATTGAACCTTTTAAACCACGGCTCTATTGGTTTAGCCTTTGCATTTTTCACTTTTGCAGGGGTATAGTGCGTACATATTCCTATATAATTTGCCTTTAATTCCTTACCTCCGTATCGGTCTGACTGGAGCTGGTAAGGCCTGTAGTACTCTCCAAAAAGTTCCTTTATATGCTGAAAAGCATTCAAGGTGGCCTCTTGTATCAGTTCGGGTGTTTCGTGGGTGCCTATAGCATAGCCCACAGGGTAATAATTGAACGGGTCTAATACTATCACCGCATTTACCCTGTTAGTATATGTGGTTACATTATGCCCTTTGCTGTTTTTATCTGTTTTTTGATACAGAAGCTCTACATCCCAGCCGTCCAATGTCCAGAATAATAGCGGAGCAGAAGGTCGGCGGCGTTTGTTCTGCATTAGGATTTTGTTTCTTAAATCCGTTACCCCATTACGCCCCGCAAAGATGACAAGCTCTCTTTCTTTTCTTCTGTTTGCCACTGTTCCTGCTGTTATTGCTTTCCAGCTCATACGCTCGGCTACTGCATTATACATCGTTGCGATTATCTCGTTATCAAAGTTGTTATGTTTAGCTAAAAGCTCATCTATTAGAGCGGTCTGCTCATCTGTGACTACTTTTCTTGCGTTTGCATTCTGTAGGGTTCCAGGAATGAGACATGCATAACCCTCTTTTTGGTATTGCAGCACCTTACGGCGCAGACTATCTTTGTGTGTCGGCAGATTATGGGCTACTTGTGTAAAAGCATTGACATCATTGCTCAAACTCTGCCAAATATCCATAGTTTTAGAGTTTAATGCCTTTTTCATTCCTTTTCTATCGCTTTTTACCGAAATACAGGCATTTAGCACACTCGCATTGTGAGTGTAGAGTTCTACCTGCTCTGTTGTGAGCTTTTTTTCGTTTCGTTCCCCGTAGCAGTGGGAAGTGTAGAATTTAAAAGCCTCTCCATCTGTGAAATAATGTTTTGCAAAAAAACTTTCTTTTACTTTTTTAGGTGGATTGTCAAACTTTAGTGCCAGCATATCCTGCCACTCCTGTGATAGACTTCTGTATTCTATCAAGGCATCACATCCAAGAGAAGCCCTACGGAGTCTCTTTTCACTGCATGTATCTGAATCCATACGCCAACGCAAAGCACGAGACTTGATGACACAAAGACTTTGTTCATCTTTGTTGCCGTCAGAAATCAAGAATTTAATCTTGACGCCCAACTTGTCGTTATAGTATTCGTATGGAGTTATTTCGTTCATTTTATTTTCTTATGAGCTTTCCACTCTCTTTGTTCCCGCTGGGGACTCGAACCCCAGTGTATGCCCTTCGGGATAAATCACTATATTTGTGGTGTCGAAAAAATATAGTTATGAGTAGTATCAATTATTCCAACATTAAATCTCGTATTGAAAGGTATTCTTGTCCAGAACATAGAGAAAGACCTAAATTCACTATAACAAGTGATGGTTTTACTATTACTGCCTGTTGTGAAAAATTTAGAACATCTTTGATAAATGAAGCTAAATCTGCTGTAGAAGAAGAAACCCAAAAAGCTATTGAGAAAATGTTGAAAAACGCATTTAAGTAATCTTACAATCTATCACAACCGCTGCATAGACAACAATACTCTCTGAGTTGCTGTTTTTTAGGATGTTTTTCTCTAATTCCTCCAAAGAATTGGAGCTGTAGATTCTGGGCTTTGCTAACTTTATATCAAATGAATATTTATTACATTCTGTAGATTTATTTTCTTCTGGAAAGTGTTTCTTATTCATATTATTGAAAAATTCCTTTACTTGTTCTGCTATTCCCTTTCTATAAGAAAAGGACTCAGATTGGCTATTCTCATCTGTTTTTGCTGCAGATACAGTCTTTAAGCATAAAGCCATAGATTTAATGTTATTTATTACCCTTTCTACCTCTTTATCATTAGAGAGGTCGAGATTTTGTATCTCTATATCAACCAATCTGGGTGCGCCGCTTTCTAATAATTGGCTGTTTATTTTGAAGTCCATTTAAATAATATTTAAAGTTGTTTTAATCTTCTTGAAAATATCTGGGATTGTAATCAGTGCGGTAGTGCCAGTGATAGTGCCACCTGCTGAGAATGATAAAATGGATGCAGTAAAAAATGTATATCCCGCTGTATTCTCTTATCCTTTTTGCCCAAATGATATTTTTCATTCTATTACTTTGTTACTTTGTTACTCATTTCTATAAATCTGTCCTGTGTGGCTTGTAGTTTTTGCTCGAATTTTTCTCGGGTAATTTCTCTATACATAGCATCACTTTCTACCATATCAAAAGGAGTGAAGTTGTCGGTTATCATCACCATGTTGTCTAGAAAGTATATTGCTGTTCCTGTTTTGTTCTCACCAATCCCTCCTGTTATTTTCACAAACAAAATCTCTTCTTTCTGGTAATATTTACCTACTTCTAGGTCTTCTACTTTTTTTATCTCGTTATTCATATCTATTGGTTTATAATTGTTTTCATTGCGTTCTCTGTCGCTTGGTCTATTTTCTTGCAAAGCTCCTTGTAGTCTCTTAGTACATTGTCTGCCATCAGCCCCTTGCGGTCGCCTTTTAGGATTTGGCGAACATATCTGGCAGAGAACCCATACATTTCTGCAATTTTATTTACTGCTAATGGGTGGTATTTTTCTCTTTTTTGCTTACTTTTGTTCATTGTCTTTATTGTTCCTTTTGTTGGCACAAAGATATAGATAAAATTTTATCCAAAACAAATAAAAAGATAAAAAAATGACTAATATCAAGGAGAGAGTATTGTATTTTATTGAAAATCAAGGAGAAAAAAAAGAAACTTTTTTTGAGGATTTAGGAATGTCTTATGCTAACTTTAAAGGAGTTCAAAAAAAATCAGCACTTGGGTCTGACAAAATAGATAAAATTTTATCTAAATATCCAGATTTAAATTTAGAATGGTTATTCTCTGGTAAAGGCGAAATGCTAAAAAGTGAACCCACTAAAACTGAAACCAGCAAAGAGGAATCAGTAAAGGGTATTCCTCTTGTAAATGCTACTGCTATAGGAGGATATGGTAATAATGTATTTTCTTTTGAAGAGAGAGATGTTAAAGATTACTATGTGATTCCAAAATTTAAACATAAACAAGTAGATTTCATGATAGAGGTAGAGGGTTCCTCCATGTATCCCAAATATAACAGTGGGGATGTGGTGGCCTGCCGTATCATAAAAGAAAGGAACTTTATACAATGGAATAAAACCCATGTAATAACTACAAGAGAACAAGGGATTATTATTAAAAGAATAAAACCGAGTGATGTTCCTAATAGCCTTTTAATGATTTCCGATAATGAAAGTTACGACCCTTTCAATGTTCCAGAGGAGGAAATAGAAGGTTTGGCTATTGTAGTCGGTGTAATTAGGCTGGAATAGAACAAAATGTCCTATTTTTTATATTTTCTTGGTAAAACCAGTGGTTAAAATCACATAAACAACTATTTATCAGATACTTAATTTAAATAAAGAATATTTACAAAGGTTAATAGGGGTATATATTCTTTTGTTTAATGGTCGTTTAATTATTATTTTGGTATAATAGGGGGTAAGATTTTAATGCTTTTTTTCGCTAAAAACTACCCCCATAGTTGCCCCCATTACTTCCCCCAATATCAAAAAACATGCTTTTTTTATCATTTTTGGGGAGTAGTATGCAGGTAGTAATAGGGGTAGCTACCACCCTCATAAGACACTTGCTCCACGCTCAGTCCTATAAACAAAAAACGCCCTATTTTTAGGGCTGTGGGAGTGTTTTTAGGGTATAAAAACAGCCCCTATGGTAGTAGGGGCTGCGTATTTTATTCTTTTCCTTCTCCCAATGGAACCAAAAAGGAAGTAAAAGGAACTATTTGGACATTTTGTTTTTTTATCTTTTGGAGGGCTTTTTTGTGCTTTTACTCTTTATTTATAGGCTTTTTTGCACTTTTTTATTTACTATTCATTTTAGACATTTTGTTTTACCCCCCCATAAAAGTATTCATTATTAAAGTTAAAAATATTAAGTTCGTTATTCGAACAGGCTAAAATTCTGTCATTATGAAGATAAATCCCTACATCAGAGATAGGTTTGTGTTTATCATATCTAAAAAAAATCAAATCTCCTTCTTGCAAAAAAGTTCTTCCTGTAAAGAGCTGCAGCGCTTTAGATCGGAAAATTCCATCAGGTGTTTTAGGAAAGGTCTCTTGGAAAACATCACTGTATAAGGCCTGTACAAAATAAGAGCAGTCCACAGCTTTTTGTAATTCAAGACTTTGTTTACGATAAGGCGTGCCTAGCCAAGGGTCTATGTATGCGTAAAAATCATAGTTTTTAATCTCTTTGGGCATTACTCCAAATAAAACAGCGTATTTTTCTTTAAGCCGAAGTTTTTTATCATCAAGTTTTTCAGGGTTGTCATCAATATTGGTATATTGGTTTTCTATGGCTGTTTTCTCAGTGCTTATGGCTTGGTATTCCTCTTCAGAAGAATATCGATAAGGAACCTCCGAAATATATTTTTTTGAACTACAATTTGTAAGTCCTATTACCCCCAAAAAGAATAAAAGAAAATGTAGATACTTTAAATTCATAAGTTGAATAAG